CCCGTTACCAACTTAGATCATGCAAATTTCTCACGATCCCAAACCCTTTGACCCTAACACTTTCTAAAATTCTGACCCCTCACTTTCCTCATACCGTTGGTGCTCATACTGTATGGTTTGAGACATCATTGTGAACAAATCTTGATTCTCGGTGTATAGGAAGTTCATTGCTCGCGGAGGTGCAGTTTGTAACCGTGAATCCGCCACATCTAATTGTTTGGTTATCTCTTCCTTTGTTGCCCCCATGGCAATCTGCATTTCATCGGTGACAACTCTCTGCAATTCTACTGCCAAGCCTGGACCCAGCTCTGCTTTATGTTCTCTCAGCCAAATATAGTAATGTGGCAGCAATCTTCGTTCTTCAGAAGTGACAGCCCCATTTTTAAAAAACAAGTTCAACACCCGCTCTTTCATTAGATGGCCTAACTGCATTTGTGAGATGATTTGTGTGTTAGCCTTCCGGGCTCTCCTCTTGTACCCCATGGCTCTGACAAATCTTATTCCATCTTCTTCATTGGCCATTGCTTCCTCTATTCCATCAAACCCAATTACAGGGCTCATGTTAGCAGTTGGGCCACCATCATGTTCTTCTTCCTCTTGTTCCATCATGTCCGCCCATGACATCCCCTCCATAGTTTCTATTGGGGCAAAGGTCAAGGGGCCTTCCTCTTTGATTTTACTCATTTCAGCCATAAAAAGCTGATTGACATCCATGTCGGTCAATGCTTCGTAATCAATCACCGAGACTGATGTGCCAGCCATTGGCATCACATTTCGGTTAATGTTGAACACTTCTTCGTCAATTTCGTCCATGACTTGTAAATACTCCACTATCCTTCCTTTGTCTGAGCTTGTTTGTGCTAGAACAACTTCAAAGTTCACATCATTTCTAAAAAACCCTGTGCAGTCTCTGTCAGTTAGAGACGGTAACCTGTAATTATAAAACCAATCTTCATTACTCATGATCCTTGACAACCTAATTCCTCTGAACCAAAAAGATTCATCGAATCTCGCAC